TGTAGAGAGTGGAAAGCTCAATCATATTACCATTGGGTATGAAGGAGGTAAGTAAGATGAGAGTAGACAAATCGGTTAATAAAATGGTTGTTGAAAACTTAAAAGAAATATTGGCTTTAATTGAATCTGGAACATTTACAGTTAATGATGAGGACACTGAGGCCTTGTATAAAGTCTCGTTAAGCAATGCAATTATAAAATTATATAAATCTTCAGGAGAATTATAATGAAAATAGCAAAACCAATTAAACTTACAGGCCTTACTGGTAGAAAAATCAGTCACTTTGGAATGGAAAACAAAACAAAATATTTGAAAGGAACAGACTGGATAAGGCATAAATGTTCTCCTAATGGAGGTGCTTATTATAAAATAATTGATGGTGTAAGAATCGACATTCACCAAAAAGAATCATACACTTCAAGAAGTAACAATAACTATAAAAGATGTTACAGGGTAATAGCCCAAAAAGAAAATGGCTATTTAGGCCAAAGAAGCACATTTAAAAAAGCAATGGAACTTGCAGAAAGGGGCGCATAATATGACTATATATGAAATAAAAGAGCGTACTAAAGAAACAGCACCTTATTTTTTTAGCAAAGACACTATGAGGTTTTTTGAACAAAGTTTAAAAGATTTTAAAGTAAAAAAAATGCCTGATGGGAGATACAGAATATTAGCTGATAGTTGGGGTGGCACAACTTTAAGGTACTTTAACCCTGAAAATAACGAATTGGAGCGTGAGTAATGATAGCCTTACCTGACGTTATGCAATACTACGCTTTAAAGGCGGAATACAACAAGTTAAGCAGCTTTATTAGAAGCCTAGAATATCACTACAGGTTTGAAGGTTATACTAATATTTCACATGTGTTAAAAGAAATGGAAAAAATGGAAAAAAGAATAACAAAAATCATAATGCAAATGGATGCTTTTGAGCAGTCGTTGCAAGAAGAAAGGAAAAGTAAAATTGAATCAGAATAAAGTTCCTTTAGTTACAGACGATGATTTTACACCATTTTTAAGGTGGTTGTCTTTTTACGAAGGCTTCAGCAAAGACCAAATAATTCAGGTTGTTAGTGAGCCTTATAAATATTGCGAGGAATACGAAAGATTTTTAAACGAGGAGTAACATGAAGAAAACAAAAAAACAGAAGATAAAGGAGCATTTAGAGCTTGGTAATGGCATTACACAAAAGGATGCAATAGAGCTTTTTAATGCTTATAGGTTGTCAGCAGTCATTTTTGATTTAAAAAGAGATGGCATGAAAATTGAAACTATTGATAAATCTCACGTCAACGCTGATGGTCAAAACATTAGATTTGCTGAATATAAAATGATTGGTGCACCTGGAGACAAAGACCAAATTAGTATGTTTACTGATAGTCCAAAAGTCTTTAGAAGTTGGCTAGACCAACCACCTAAATTAAAAAAAGGAGACATAAGATAAATAAATGGGCATGGGGATTTCCTTACACAACGTCATGTTCGGATTCCGCTTTTCCTCGTGCCCAAAACTTTAGGAGTAAATATGAAAAACTTTTTAGACAATTTAGAGATGTGGATGTTTTTGTATGTTACAGCAGCATTCACAGCAGTAGTAATTCAGTTTTTAATCAAGTTAATATATAGGAGTATATAATGGAACAAAAACCCAAATTAGAGTTTGAAACGTTTAAAAAATATCAAATTAAATTGTTATTTGACAGCCCAAAAACTGGCAAAAATACCAACAAAGATGGTAAATCTTATAATTGGTATTTGTATGGTGTTGAATACAATGGCGTTCAATACAATTTTTTTGCTGATTACGATTTGCATAATAAGTTAAAAAATTACACTGTTGGTGACATACTAGAAGTTAGTGACACTTATGAAGGTGATAATCCTTATGGGCATAATTGGTCAGTTTCATCAGTGGGCAGCGACAAACCATTAGACCAAATCATGAAAGATGGACAGAACGAAACAGAAATAAAGGTAAGTACTTGGGCTGCAATGAAGGTTGCCTCTAGCTTTTCTGCTAATATTGATGAGCTAAAGGTAAATACATACTCTGTGTTAGAATTGCATAAAGATGTTTGTAAGTCCGTAAAAGATGAACAGGAATTATTCTAATGATAAATAGTCAACAAAAAGGTAAAAGAGGGGAGTTGCAAGTTGTTAAAATTATTAATAAATATCTTGGTACTAATTTTCGTAGGACTCCCAATAGTGGTGGCCTTAGTATTAAAGGAGATATTATTGACATTGATAATACCAATCCCCTCTATGACTTCCACATTGAAATCAAGAATACTAACACACTTCAAATCCCTAAATGGATGAATCAAATAGAGAACGATATGCCTTTAGGTAAAAGCGGCCTGTTAATAGCTAAATTTAAGGGCAGTTGGTATAGTTGGTTAGGTCTTGAGGACTTTCTTTATTTAATAAGTACAATCATGGAACTTCAAAATAAATTGCGGAATTATGAAGAAATCGATGATTGAATATATTCTAGAAGTAACAGAGCAAAGCAACATAAAGCACAGGATGAATAAACTAAAAAATCCAGCTTTATACGAAAGGTTGCATGTAAAAATAGATGACCAGTTATGCCTTTGTACTGCTTGCAAAAGAATATGGAAAAAGAATAGGAAAATGTACTCAAGAAGTGTCGAATACTTTAAGAAAAACCACATACCAAGCATTGGTAAAAAAAGATTAATATGTCCTATTTGCGAAAAGGAAAGAAATGAAAAAAAGTAAAAATGTTTTTATTGTTAGCGAATCAGGTCAATGTGCAAAAGTTTACCTAGATTTAAAAAATAATTACATTAGGGGAATGCAAAGAGGTTCTATTGGTTTTTTAAGAAAAATGGGTTGGGATATTGAAAAGGTAAAAAAACTCAGTTTAAACGACTTCAAAAGGGAAAGAATCTTTGGCAATGAAGGTTAACATATTTCAACCATCAAATCACACATTAACTAATTGTTGTTTTCGCAATTTTTATAAAAGAATAAAAAATGGGATAGAATGTTTGAATTGCGACAACAAAGTTAGTTATTACGCTTTGGACAATTACGAAAGTGTACGCACACCAGTAAATTACGGAGTAACAAAAAGCGGTAATCTTACTTTAGATTGGTACGATGAGTTTTATGATGGATATGGCTCTTGGGATACTGCAATGTATAAAAAAGATAAAGAATAACTTACAAAATAAACAAAAGGAGAAAATAATGGCTAAACGCTTTATAGATACAAAAATGTGGGATAAACCATGGTATAGAAAATTAGATGTAACGTCTAAATTGATATGGGTTTATATATTAACAAAATGCGACCACGCAGGAATATTAGATGGGGATTGGGAGGCTGCGAGTTTTTTCATCGGCTCTAACATCCACTCATACGAAGATTTGCCTGAAGCAATTAGAAAAAAGTTGGTAAGATTAGAAAATGAACAATTTTTTATACCTTCGTTTATAGAATATCAATATGGTGTTTTAAGGACTAATTCAAAACCTCATTTATCTGTAATAAAAAGATTAGAGGAAAAAGGCTTATTGAACTATTTAGATGGGGTTATAGGAACCCTTAAGGAAAAAGAAAAAGAAAAAGAGAAAGATATAGAGAAAAGAAAAGACAAGTTTATCAATAATGTTAATATTGCAATTAAAGAAAAAAAGTACAAAAATGAAGAGACCAACAGGTTTGTAGAGTTTTGGACTGAAAAAAATAATTCAGGCACTAAAATGAGGTTTGAGTTAGAAAAAACTTTTGAAATACCTAGAAGATTAGCGACTTGGGTAAGAAATAATCGTGAATGGAAAATAAACAAAAAGGGCAACAATGAAAGAAGAAAAATGCAGCTCACAACAAGCTGAGTTTTATGTAAATGATTTATTTGAGATGCTTGACATTAAGGGAAACAATCAGGCTATGTTTAATGAATTTTGCCAATTGTTAATGAAGTTTTCATTTGAGACTGTAAAAAAATCCTGGAAAGACGTGGTATTTATGTGTGAATTGCCTAATGGTCAGATGGCAGGTAGAATACCCAAAATGAAAGAGATATACAGCTTATTAATGAACAACAGAATAGAAAAACAAACTATTGAGCACAATATAACAAAAAAGCAAAACGAGCCAAATGGCCTTGTAAACAAACTTTGGGATTGGGGCATAGAGCTCAGAGATGGTTTAATAACTGAACAAGAATTAGACAGGAGAATAGATGAGTACAGAAATAAGAAAAGCTATTAAAAAAGATAAAGATTGGATTTTAGAAATATTTAGTTTAAACAAAGTAATATTAGGTGGGAAAGGCTACGGAGCTTTGCAATGGAAAAGATTTTGGGAAAACGAAAAACTAAATGAGCATTGGATTGTCATAGAAAATATAGCCTTTTGCCATTATTTGTGTAGGTTTAAAGATGATGTAAATGTAATTTATGAGATAGCAACTCACAATGATTACAAAAGAAAAGGCTATGGTAAAAAAATTGTTGAATATATCGGCAAACCTATCGAACTTAAGACGGATTATGACAGCGGTGAATCTAATAATTTTTACAAGTCAATCGGTTTTAAAGAGAATGGAACTTCTTTAACTAAATCTAATAAAAAAATGCAAAAATACAAGTTAGCTAACCCTGAAAACACATTATTTGGAGATTAATTATGTATGAACAAGAAACATTGTTTGAGATTTTTCCTGAAGAAAAAGAAGGTGAAATAGAAAAAACAGAAATAGAGCATTTTCAAATGGCTTTTGACAGAAATAAGAAAAAAGATTTTCTAATAAAATGCGAATTTTTAATGCCAATACTTGAAGAAGATAATTACACCACATTGATTACAAAATTAGTAGAGGAAGAATATGCAAAACATCAAAGCTAAATATAAATTAACTGAAGATGAAGCTAATGCATTGATGAATGAATATGCTTCAGAAGAGCATTATGATACAGTAATTGATGAAGACACTAATTGCTATGATTATTACGGAAACCCTATTTTCTTTTTAAGAAAAAACTATATTGAAAAAGACGTTTTAGAACAAGCATACCAAAACATGAAATATGCTGCCAAGCCTACAACAAACAGGGGTTTAAGCAGCGGTGCTGTAAGAGAGGCCAGAGTCTTAAAGAGCGGTAAACAATCAAAATCTTTAGTAACAGTAGACAAATTAACTGGAGAATTGGCAAACCCATTAAGCGGCATAACAGGTTATTTTGACCCAAGCGGTAGGCACGATTATTGCAGAAAAACTGCATTCAATATACACCAAAAAGATAAATTTGATAAAGCAATGCCATTAATAAATGCAGTCAATAAAGGTTTTAAAGACATTGTTCCTGAAAGGCATGAAAAACAATATAAAATGGTTTTAGGAACTGACCCCTATTACAGGATTGGTGAAACTGCTTTTTCAACTATAACAGTAAATAAAGACTATAGAACAACATTTCATAAAGATGCGGGAGATTACGCTCAAGGATTTGGCAATTTAGTTGCATATTGCAGGGACATTGAACCTGTGTATTTAGTTTTACCTAAATTTGGCATTGCAGTAAATATAGATTCTAATGATTTACTTCTTGTAGATGTGCATCAAGTTCATGGAAACACTGAAATAATAAAAAAATCAGAAAATGCAGTTAGGTTGTCTTTTGTTATGTATTACAGACAAAACATGTATAAATGTTTAAAGCCCTCTGAAGAATTAAAAAAACTTCAACAAAAAGAAAGAGCAATAGCTCAAAGATATATTGAAGGGACTTTGTAATGTGTGGAATTGCAACAACTTTATCTAAAACAGAACTAACTCTAGAGGAAAAAAGTTTTGCTATAAAAGTTATGCAAGAATCTTCTATTAGGGGTGTGCATAGTTTTGGTTTAAGTTATATTGTTAATAAAAAAATAATAACAAAAAAATTTCACAAAATGGAAGAATGCTTAGAGCATTTTGCAAAAAATGTAATAAAAGAATATATTTTTCATAACAGATATAGCACTAGCGGAGATTGGAAAGAACATAAAAACAATCAGCCAATATTATTAAATAACAATTCTTTGGTTTTTAATGGCGTTATTAGCATGAAAACAAAAGAGGAAATGGAAAAACAATTCAACTTAAAACTAAAAACAGAAAATGATGGAGAAATTTTCTTGCATCATATAGAAAAACCTTTGCAATTTATAGATGATAAAAATATCTCTTTTGCAGGATTATATATAAACAAGAATCAAGTTTTTTTATTGAGAAATAATTTAAGGCCTATGTTTTATAGTAAATTTAATAATACATATTTTATTGCTTCTACTGCAGACATTTTAATCAGGTCAGGGCTAAGCAAACCTGAACCAACAAAACCCTTAAAAATATACAATTATGAGACGTTAAATGAACAGGAAAACAGATTACATAAATTATCATACCCAGATGATGAGCAATGGGGATACAGACCCAGCAAACACTTGCCTGCTCTACATTGCAAATAGATTCGATATTACATTAGAGCAAAGATATTGGCTTGGCTTTTTGTATTCAACTTGCTACTGCGGTGCAACAGCTTATTACATGTTTAATGAATTTCCTGATTATGAGTTAATAGATTTTAACAGAATGGAAAGATGGTGGTATGCCAACAAACAAAAGCTAATATTTACTACAGACAGAGCATGGATAAGGAGCAGAAATCAATTTATAGACATTGTAAAATCTTATAAAAATATAATCGGGCAAAAACAGGCATTAAAGTTTGAATCATTAAAGGCAAAAGATAAATACAAAACATATCAAAACTGCTTTAAAGAGTTTATGAAAGTTTATCAAATGGGCAGGTTTACTATGTTTATTTATTTGGACGTTATACACCACTTAACTGGTTACCCCATAGAACCTAACGGATTAGACTTAAAAAACGCAAAGTCATCAAGAAATGGATTGTGTTATGCTTTAGGAAAAGACGAATTAATAAGTTACAACAGAAAAGAAAAATTAAACCAAGAGCACTACGATTATTTAACAGAACAATTTTGGCTGCTTTACAAAGAAATAAAAAACAAAAGGCCTCATGACACTAATGTTTGGGCAATTGAGACAAGTTTATGTGCCTACAAAAAGTACAAAAAAAACAACAAAAGATATGTAGGCTATTACATAGAAAGACAAAGAAAGGAAATTGCTAAAATGCAATATAATGTAAAGGAAGGGGTAAATTGGAAGCCTCTTTGGGATTACAGAAAAGAATATTTTCCACAAAACATGTTAAAGGAGATGAACAACTATGAATTATTTTAGGCAAACAAACAGCAATTTTAGTGTAACGTTAATTGGGGGAGAGCCTTGCACTGGAAAATCTACTCTTATGAAAAAGATTATTAAAGACCATAAAATAGATAAAGATTTTGAACACGGAAAATTGTTAAAAGGACATCAAAGTAGTGATTTTGTTATTGCGGGTTTATACGAGGGGCAATTGTTTGACGGAACAGATAGATTAAGCATGGCGGTTCAACCTGTGTTTATTGACTACATTAAAAAGAAAATGGACAAAAAACATGTTTTACTTGAGGGTGACAGGCTGTTTAAACCAAGCCTAATACAATTTATGTTTGAATTACCAATAGATTTTAGATTAATAATTTTACACGTAGACGAGGAGATAAAAAAACAAAGGCATGTTGACAGAGGCGATAATCAAACTGAAAAATGGCTTAATGCTAAAAAGACTACAGTAAACAACATAAAAAACAAATTTGATTATTCTTTGCTAAAAAACAACAACGAGCAAGAAATGGAAAAGGCAATAGATTATATTATAAACAGAAAAAGAGATAAAATGGTGTCTCCTGCTCAAGAATCTTTCTTTTAAGGGAAAACAATTTTAACTTACAATATGGGTATTGAAATAAATAATAACAATAAATTTGATTGTGACATTTGTTACGAATCAGTTATATTGGTAAATAAAACAAGGGACGAAAACTCAAACAATATTTGGATATGCAATGATTGTTGTGAAAAGTACCCAAAATGGAAAAGCTAGAACACATTGTGACCATTGTAAGTTTTGAGGAATTCCAGGAACTAATTTATGAAACAGGCGATGATGAAATAACAATAATGGAATTAATAGATTCTATCGCACAAATAAATGGGATAATATATGAGCAAACAAATTCATTCGGGCAAGGATAAACTAAAAAACGTCAATCATGATTTTTTATATCACGTTGAAATACAATACGAAACAGAACACGCATTTGCCTACACAAGTGCAATAGGAAATACAATACAAGAGCTAATGAAAGACGTAGAAAACAGATTAAGCTACGTAAAAGACAGAAGCCCTAAAATAGTTAAAGCACTCTATAAGCCTCAAGGTGAATCAGTAAATATAACTTCAAAGATTAACTCACTTTTAAAATTAAGGCCTTACTATTCTAGTAAATAACCTCTAAAATAAACACTTTTAATAGAAATAAAAGCGTTTTTAATTTACAATACAACAAAATGAGGTGAAATTATGCCTAAAGGCAAAGGAACATATGGTTCAAAGCGTGGGAGACCACCTAAAAAATCTAAAGCAATGAAGTCAAAAAAGAAAAAATTTGGCAGAAAAAAATAAAACTTCTTTAAACGCTGAACTTGTCGGCATTAAAAATTTAAAGATTGCAGGAGCGTGGCGAATAGAGTTTGATGTCTATGAGTTTGAAACTCCAGCAGTAAAAGATTTAATGGATATGTTAAACAAACCTGTAGCAATAGGATTAGTTCAATTAGATGACTAAACAAGGGCAAAGCAGGGGCAAACCTTTTAAAAAGGGCAATGAGATTGGCAAAGAAACAAGATGGAAAAAAGGTCAATCAGGAAATCCAAACGGAAGGAAAAACGCTTATTCTGATTTAATCAAAGAATTTAGTTTTCAAAAGGTAAATGATAAAGAGCGTAGAGAAATCATTGTTAGTAAGTTGTTTCAATTGGCAGAGCGTGGTGATTTAAACGCTATGAAAATGGTTATTGAAAGGTTGGAAGGCAAATCAATTGAAAGGCAAGAGAGAACAACCAAGAGCGAACCAATACAAGTAATGGTAATTCAGGAGGAATAATGGCAAAAATATCTCCAGCAGTTTCAAAAAGATTAGGCAATTTAGCTAAAAAGCATAAGATAAGTAAATCAAGCCTGACTCAAGTTTACAAAAGAGGGCTTGGTGCTGCAGTAAGTTCTGGGACAAGGCCAGGGATGACACCATCAAGTTGGGCAAGTGCTAGAGTAAATTCTTTTATTAAAATAGTAAAAGGCAGAAAAGCGATAAAGCATGACCCAGTATTGGCAAGAAAAGAAAGAAAAAGAAGAAAAAAGTGAGAAGAAAAAAACAAAGAAAAGTAGCAAAAGATAAAAAGCAGAAGTCTGTACCTAAAAAATATTTAAGCGGAACTAAAGGTTCGGCAAGAAGTCAAAGAGCTAAAGACATTGCAAGAATGCAACGTTTATACAAAGCGGGTAAAAAAGTGCCAAAGGCATTAATGAAAAGAATATTTGGATGATAAATTGGCATATAAACCCGATAAGAAAAGAAATATTAGCAGACTCAAGCAGGTTCAAAGTTTTAGTATGTGGCAGGAGATGGGGCAAAACTGTATTGTCTCTTATGTATTTAATGAAAGAAGAGTTTCAACCAAACGAAAGAAGGTGGTTTATAACTCCTACGTACAGACAAGGGAAGATGATAGTTTTCCCTATTCTACGTCAGATGTTTCAGGGTTTTACTGGTGCAAAACTTAATGAGAGTGAGATGTCTGTTTTATTTGATAATGGAGCAGAGCTTGCAGTTAAGGGTGCAGATAATGAACACAATCTT